GACAAACCAAAGTGTTTCTTCCATTTCTGAGGCGTCACTAAATGCATTGGCGTTTTGTTAGCCGCCACACATGCAAGCAAAGATCCGTAGCCCATGCCAAATCTAAACGTGGCAACTGACGATTGATTTGGCCTCGATGCCACTTGCTCAATCACAGCCATCCTTAACTTTGCCTCTGGCTCAAAAATATGCAGGAGCGTGTATATATCAACTTCCGTTTTATTTTTAGAGTTAAGCACTGTCGGCATATCCACGACATCCAGATCTTTAGTGCGTGTGCAATAATGTGCAATCGCTCCAGAGAAACCACAATCAACACCAATGACTATCATTCCACAACCTGTATATTCTCAGCGTCAGATGTCTCTGGCTTGGCAACTTCAACGCCAGCTTTAGACGCCGCCATATAAGATGCCATCCTGACAAACGCATTGAAGCTCAGAGCCGATTTGTTGGCGGCCTCTGCGACGGCTTCATATTGCGCCTCGCTAAAATTAATTAATACTCTCTTATCAACCATTTCTTTTCTCCTAGGTTTAATTATCTAAGCACTGCGACCTGAGCCACAGTGCTTATTAATTATACCTTATTAATATTTAGCATCAAATTGAGCATATTTCTGATACATTTTTTCCCAGCCCCATTTTACAAATTTAGCCATGTCATCGCCTTCCTCGATGCCATGATTGAACGCAAATTGTTTTAACGCTGATGTAAATTCCATTTCTGGAAATTCAACAACCAAATCTAATGCATCCTCAAAAGCCTTTTCCCAAGTTGTATTCATAACAAATCTCCTCGTTTGTGTTTGTAATTAATAGTAATCGTAATCGTTATAAGCATCATTTTCATATTCAAGATCATCTTGGCATATCTCAGCATTGCCACTCCAACATAGATGCTTAGTCAATTCTTTTACCCTATCCCTCAAAGCTATGTCTGCAAGAATAATTGCATTATTTAAATAACCACCTCTATCTAATTCTTTGTTACGAGTTTTAATCCAGAGAGCTAAAAGTTCAGTTGCTTCATCAATTCTTTTTTGCACTCCACTTTCCAAAGCCCAATCAGAAAACTTTAATAATGTTTTTTCATCATAAATTTCTTGTGTATACATTTTGTACTCTCCATTAAGTTTGTGTTTATACAAGTATAATAGCAGTTATTCAGATGGCGTCAACAACATAATGATATATAAAAGATATATTTTCCGCTTGACCGCATCTGAATACCTGTTATATTGAGTGAATAAACACAAACACAAATGGAGAATACAAAATGACTACTTACAAAACAAGAACAGCTCAAGATTATATCACACTTGCACTAAGCTGTATTCAAGATGATCAAACTTTTGCGGCTAAGTCTCACAAGAAAGACGCACTAAGTTTATTAAATCGCGCTTATGAAGTTATTACAGAAAAAAACTTTAGCTTTGGACGTGAAAATTTATCACGCGAAGATTTTTTCTCAATTCCATTTGATTTACATTTGATCCGTGAAAAGCATAAAAGATTATTTGATGCATCTTTTCATAAAGATTTGCAGGAGCTAGTTGAGCTTCGCGTTTTGCTTAAACTGCTTGATGTAGTTAAGCCAGCACCTAAGACTGAGCGCATCACTGCAAAGCAGGCTGAGGTTACAAAAACTGTGATGGATCTTATTGATCGCCGTATGGCTCAGTATCATGAGGCTGTTGAAATGGGGCGCTTGTTTGGCGGCTTGAACGTGAGCGTTACGCCACACCAAGTTACTAATGAGCATAACACTACGTTCACTAGATGCTTTTATTTTTTAGAAGGCAAGTTCACTCCATTGCAAGTTATAATGGCGGCAATGGATACTTTAGCCGCAGAAAAGAAAGCAAGATCATGAACATCACAATGATCAAAGATGGAGTGGCTATGGCATTATTTGCCCTAGCCTGCATTCACCTTCCAGAGATTATAGTTTTTCTGGATACAATTATTAACGCAAACTAAGGAATATAAAATGCAAACTTTTAAATTTGAAATTACCATTGATGTTGGTGAAGATATGTGTGGCGACAGTGAAGGCCAGCCCACACTTCACGAAACTAAAGAGTGGTTAAAAAATATGATCTCTTGGCAACATCCACATGATGCCAGAAGGTATTTTAATGACGTCAAAATTGTATCTAAAAGGGGGGTGAAGTGATGTCAGAGGACATCAAGCGCAAGTGGTGGATTTTCCACCACGAAAACCCCACCATTTATGAGCTATTCAAGCGCTTTACTTTTGAGGTAATTGAGAGAGGCCATGACCAGTATAGCAGTAAAGCAATCTTTGAGCGCATTAGGTGGCATACCGATATTGAAACAAATGGCGAAGAGTTTAAAATGAGTAATAACTATACGCCATATTATGCACGTTTTTTTATGCATGAGCATCCTCAATATCAAGGATTTTTTAGAACACAAATATTAACTGAAGAAAGAGAATAAAATGCAAACATTAATTATTAAATCAATACACGAGCATGGCTTTGGTTTTGCTTTTACCAAAGATGAGCATGACCAAGTGTTTCTGCCTAAAAAACTTTTAGCAGATTTTGAGCATCTGGATTGGTTAGAACCAGCAGATGAGGTGTATGCAAAAATTATACCAAATTATAAAGATAAATTAGATGGTGGTTGTAAGTACGTTTGTACTTACATTACTATTGATAGGTTTGATCCAGTTTATGTTGCCAGTGTCAGGGAAGCATTAGGTGAAGTTATAGAGACAATTTGCCCAACAAAAACACCATTTGTACCATCGTTTGAGCCAACAGTTGATAAGGGCAATTTATTAAGTGAATTAAATAATCGATTAAACGAATTAGTAATTGAAAATAAAGTTTACACAGATCGCATTGAAACTATATCTGCAATTAATAATTTAGATGAATTAAGCCTTAAAATATTTTTATTTCATAATCTTGAAAGCTCAGATCCATATTTATATAAATTATTATTTAGCACGATTGAGCAAGGTTTTTTTTCAAATCGCGTCTGGGGATGCTTAAATCATATGGTCGGCAATAGTTTATTTTCATATGGCAAGCCAGAAAAAAATAAAAGAATTCGTAACCCTATATATTTTTATGATGTAATATTAAGATCCGATAAATTTTTCTTAAATTTTCCAAACTTTGGTAAAAAATCATTAACCGATCTTAAATCATATTTGAGTGAATTTGGTTTACAGCTAAATACAGATTTAAAAGATATTAAATATGAAACATTAAAATCTTTTAATTTGCATAACAAAAAGAACGATTACTTATTTGTTAAAACGAGGGAAATAGTATGACATTCTACACAACGCTCGTTTTAACATATGTCATTGGCGGCGTGGAGCTACAGGATACCACGCTGTATCGCAGTGCGCGTGAATGTGGTGACGCATTGCCAGCAGTTTACAAGCCATATGAGAAAATGGATAGCATGGCTCAGTGCATTGAAACAAGCTACATCAGCTCGTCATTTATTGTACCAAAGCTCAGACCGAAAGGATTAACCAATGGCAAGTAAATATTACCCATGCCCAGAATGCGATGGCGCAGGCGAAACACTATTCGAAAAAGATTATAATATCTTTCATGAAACTTACCTGTACGAAAAGGCTGATTGCAAAAATTGCGCTGGCACTGGATTGATTTTGCCAGAGATGCCAGAAAAACCCAACAGACTGATCCCAGCTCTTAATGATCAGGGAAAATTTGTGAGACGTGAAAATGATGAATGAGGAGAACGTAAATGAAAACCAAAGATTGTTATCAAGCTGTGACGAGAGCAATCAAGCTCAACGAAAATGTGCAGGAAGATCTGAAGGGCAAGGAAGTGAGAACGAGGAGCTTCTATCTGTTCATGATGCAGGAGCAACTTGCAATATTGAACAACCTCGAACACCAGCTTTCGCTTATGCGTCGAAAGAACAAGTCGCCCAAGCAATGAGGGATGAGCCTACACATAAATATGAGATTATGTATTCCCACTTGCTATACAATTTTGAGAAAGAGCAGATCAAACGTGGCCTCAGAAATAACATCAATAAAACTTTTGAGAGGCCACGCCAAATCACAGTTAACAAGGCGTCACATAGAAACTTTGTAAGTGACAATGATTTAAGAAAGATCAAACCTATACCACAAAAAAAATACGACGCGATATTAAAGCATATGAAGAGTTATAAAAGATACACGACGACTATGATAGCTCTCAGCAGTTCCATTGGCGTATCTGATATAGCGTGGACGCTTAACGTAATGTATCGTCAAGGATTAGTTGATCGTGCTTACGAGAAAACCACACCGATCATAGGCAACGCTGGAGCTAAGTCTCTGCGTTACGTTTACTTTAAGAAAAGATAAAAAATCGTGTGGGCAAATCATGCCCGAATTGCCCACGCGCCTAAATAAATCTAACAGCATAAATCATCAAGCAATTTATTTAATCTATGAAGCTGTTTATTACTTGATTTAATAATTTTTCTTCATCTGCAAATTGATCTGGATATAATCGAGTTGACGTTTTCTTTATTATGGGGTCGTCACCTCTAGCCCAATAAATTTTCTTTATGTCATACGCCACCAGTGCATACACATCGGATTTTTTATTATTTCCAAGGGGCTGTGTATTCCACCTGTACTGCCGCGCATTTCCTGTTTTCTTGCTGGCAGTCTTGACCTGTAAAGTCAGTAATTTACCGCTTGGCGTTTTCAAGTATGCATCGTCAATTTCATGTTGAACCAAGATGCAGGAAATGCCAGCGAATGATAATCTCGATAGAGCCAGAAATTCGCCAGCTCTACCAATTTTATTATTATGCGTTGAGCCACTCATAGATTTTGTTTGTCTCAGATGTTCTATCCACTAAACCATGTGTGCCACCATTCACACGCCTACAGATCTTTAATATGGTTTCGTCGTTCACGCCATCGTCTGCGATGTCAAATAACTTGTTTGTATTGAAGAACCACATTGCAGTATCAAAAGCATAATCTGTAGCCACCAGATCTGGATCTGTCATAATCTCAGGTAAGCCCATATCGGAGCTGAATGCCCTGTAATTATTCTTCCCTGTAATCATAAGATAACCTCTGCCAGAAAAAATTTTACCTTCCGTCGGAGAATTACCCATGCGCCCACCATAAACCTTATCGGCTAGTGCTGATGGGTTTCGAGAATATCCCTCGCAGGATGCCAGATCAGGAAAACGGCTAGGCCAAACGCGCATCATACTTTCGGCACTGTAGTTCAGATTTTCCCTTGTATGCCGCCAGTGACCGCTTTCGTGGCTCGCCTGACCCATTAGATGCGCGGCTCTTTCATTTGATAACTCATAATACTGAGCAATAGCCTTTGCAGTATTCTTGCCAAAATGTCCGTCCGCCCCAACACCAACTTTATCTTGGAGCTTTTTCATTGCTTCACTCATGATTATGCCTTTTTAGTTTTACGTTTAGTTGGCTTTTTCTTAGCAGTTTTCGCCGCTTCTTTAAAAGCCTTGTTCGTTGGAGCGCCCTTAGCACCCTTTTTACGCATTGTCTCGCCACTTCCAGCTTTAATGCGCTTACGCTTCTTATGAATGTTTTCATACAATGACATTATTTTTTACCCCCAAAATATTTACTTACACCACGCATCCCAATAGATGCACTCACAATACCACCTAAACTATACTGATACCAAGCTGGCATGTTTGTTAAAGCGGCAAACCCATCTTGCACGATCTGATTGCCCCAATCGCCACAGAATGCCAGAATAAGGGGTATGCTAAACAGCAATGTAATCCACTCGTCCTTCCAGCTATTCTCAGTAGCCTTCATGGCGGCAATATCCCAATCGATCTCGCCTGTCGCTATTTTCATTTTAGTTTGCGCCTCTGCTTTCTTCACAGCAGTTTTGCCTTCGATCATAGTGCCAGCAAGATCGGCAACTTGACCTATTAATCCTAATCCAATCATTTATCCTTACCTTTCGCTAAAGCATTTGCCCCAAAAAACACAGATACGATACCAGCCACAGACACAAAGTAAATGCTTGCCATCGATCCTAATATATTTGCGGCTTCATCTAATCCAAAAATTACAGCGCCAATCACGGCAAATGGGTATAGCAACATTCCAAACAGCGCAAACCATGTCATTGACCTAATTGCGTCTCGCTGGGCATCCTCATCCTGCATTCGCAAGCGCCTGTCTTCCAGAGCCATGCGATCCCACTCGGCCTGATCAATCGTGCCATTTCCATCTACATCAAATTTTTTAAATTCATCCATGTCAATCCGCCAGAGGGTTATCCAGCGCCCTTTGTAGTTTATTCATTAGTTTATCTTCCAGCTCTTTCATTTCGCCGCTTTGTGAAACTCTAACACGTTCTCTCTGATTTTCAAAGCGCACCTCAGCCTTGTCGATCATCTCCCTAACATTGTCCTCAGATTTTCGCACCATGTCCTCAACTCTGTCGGCTTGGCGCTCAATGCTTAAAATATCGTCACGAAGTCCAGTTTTAATCTCGCGTGTGTAATCCATAGTTTGCTGAATGTTAGCGTCCATCAATTCCATTTGGGTTTGGTATTCTTGTAAATCAAGGCCAGCAACCTCTTCTATCTTTTGCCACATTAACAAGCCGCCATATAGGCCAGATCCCACTGTAGACAGGAATGCAAATATTGCTATTATAGATCCAGCCGTCAGCTTCATGCCCCCAGCTTGTAGTTGGCGGTCAGCTAAACCATCAATACCATCCGCGATTTTAGTTGTATCGACCATTAGTTCTCAAATTCCATATTTGTAGATTGAAGATTTTTCATTGCATTCAGCTCTTCCTGCAACATGCGTATTTCCATTTTGCGCTGTAACAGCTCAACCTCAAATAATTTCTGGCATTCAATACGTTTCTTAGGTGCATTTAGTGGAATGACAATGCGTGCATAAATTCCAATATCTTTACCTCTGGCATTCGTATCAAGCCCAGAGATCAGACCAGTTAAGCCATATTCCAGCAGTGTAGACCCAGAGATAGAGTTCGAGCATTCTATGCTACCAGACCTTATTCTATCGGATTGAGTATTAATGTTAGGCGTTGGTAGCGCCAGAGAAAGTGACGAGCTGTCGGCTAATGCACTGCCAGCAATTAAGGATAAAATGATTGCATATTTCATTTACTTTTCTCCATAATTTTTGAGCATATCAAAGATGACACAAACGGCTTAGATTTGTTATCTTTTAGCAGTTTTGATTTTGTGCAAATATACATTGCCCTATCTAAATCAACTTTCCTAACATATACGTCAAAATTTACTCTCGTTTTGTAATCGACTTTCATTATCCTATATTTTGACGAAAATGGAAGCCCCACAAAATTTTTATCAAATACACCAATTTGGTAATACTTTACCTCTTCCCTTGAGTTAAAAATTGATAGCTCAAATTTAACAATCCCATCTACTGTGGAATACTGTTTTTTAGGGTAAGCTGGGGTCTGTTCGTGAGCAGAAACGCCAGACCCCAATAACGTAGCAATTACAATCGCTTTTAGGTGGGTATACACGATATTGTAGCCTGAGCTGTATACGTTCCGCCTGTAAACGGCTTGCCACCGCCATATTCAGCAACGCTTGATATTGCAAACCATGTAGAGCCAGCAGTTGTTAACGAGTAGCTTGTGGTAGCCCCAGCAATCGTCTTGTTAGTGTCATATGATGACATAGCCGCATCGCTTGTATTCACAACGCTGACAGATCCTGTCCACGTCACAGTGTCATTTAGGGATGGTGATGAGGTAAAAGTTGTTGGGTGCGTGATATTAGCTGTGTAGCTATTCGCAATTGCCACATCTATTCTCACCTCTGGATGTATTCCACCATCACTTGGGCTTGTACTTAACTTGTTTGCCGTAGGAGATCCAAATACACCGCTTTTAGTTGTCTGGATTATACATTTCGCAGACACGTTTCCCACTATATCGACACTATCTGCAAAAGCTGGTGTAGCTAGTGCTAATAGTGGTATTGCTAAATATTTCATATTAACCTCACTTATTGTACTGCATGTCTACCATTTGTTCATGCTTTAGTTGTTGTGCTAAATTATTACGCAACGCCTTCTTATTTTCTGGCATTTGATTTTGACTTAGCTGATACTTGTCTTTGTATATACCACCATTTAGAGCAAGATCATAGTATGATTGCAAATTGGTTTGATCGTTAATAATGCTAATTATTTCGTCTTGCTGATATTCTTGGAACATAGTCAATGCATTCTCAGCAGACATCAGACCCAGCTCTATTTTTGTTGGCTTGTCATCGTCCTCATCATCCTCTGGGATCTTAGCCTCATCTGGGTATTCGTATTCTTCCTCTTCAATTGCGTCTACAACTGCGTCATCTTCCAATGCATTATAAACCTCAACCTCTGGGATCTCTGGAATGGGCTTCTTATACCCAGCGCAACTTGGATTAAGCTGTGGGTCATAACATTCGTCAACGCGGAATGTATATACAACTGTAGCATCCTTAACAGTACCATCACCCTCAACTGTGATTGACCCATCGCCCCAATTTTCTAATGGAATGTTATTCAATGGAAATGACTTTGTGATTGTATTCGATGGCACGCCAGACCAATCATCAGTTTCTTTGAATAAGTAGCCATCGCCGCCAAAGTTTAGATTACCGACTGTAACCTTCATGTCTGCGTCTGTTTCTTTTTCTGTAGTATATCTGTAAATTAGGCCATTTATATCTACGCCGCCAATTGATGGTAAGACAGATGACATACTCCAGCTCAATCCATTTTTGGCGGCATTCGTACTCGCCCAATAACTGTATGGATCAGCGTTAGAGTAAGAGTAGTAAGAACAAAGTGCTAATGATAACACCAAGCCCAATTTTTGTTTCAGCTTGTTCATCAAAAAGCCTTTCTACTAGATTTTTCTGGTCTTCACTTATCCTTGCTTCCACAGCTTTCATCTCCCATTCCAGCCTAGCCTCGTCTCCTATTTTACCATTTATTGGGCAAAAACTGCCCGAATTAGCCATCGCAATTCTCACTCTTTCGTCTTGGCAGAGAAGTGAAACAGAAGCTACCTTCATGCCTAAATCGTACAATAGCTTCGATGCTCTTAGGCGTTCACAGTTCAAATCCTTCACAGTTTTACCGCCAGAGATACCTAATATCTGCGTCTGCACTGCGCCTGAGATCCCCACTACGCACAAATCAGATCCACTTGTGCTTACTTGTGGTGAGATCGCAGATGGTGGTGGGCTTTGTATAGTTGTATCCATAGACCCACTGGAATTGATATTGGTATTCGTATTTATTGTGTCATCTTCAGCATAAACAAAACTGCCAAAAATAATGAAAAAACTTACTATAAAGAAACGTAGCATTTTACTTCCGTTCTAATATACGATCCATTTTAGCGTCTATTGCGTCGAGCCTGCTGAACAATCTATTCATTGACGCACTGCTATCAACTTTGGTCACATATTCCTCTCGCGTTCTGTTCAACAGAATTTGTAATCTATTCAACTCTAGAACATATCCGCGTAAAACAAAACCCACAAACGCCAATGCGAATGTGAGCGTGCCACTCCATAGGTCTGCCATTTCCATCAATATTTTCCCTGCCATACTCGCAAGTTATCAAATTCGCCTGACAATATTTTCTTTTTAATTACCTCATTAGCCGCTTCAGTATCGCTCCAGCTCACGCCAGCTTCTTTAAGCCAAATACCAATGAAAGCTGGATCAACTTGTGCAATCAATTTATTTTCTGAACCAAAGCTATTATCGGCATACTGTCGAGCATACTCAGCATCTTTCAACATCTGGCTACCATCAAATGTGCGCTTTATATTAATTTCGCCATTGTCAGATATTTCAATTTTTTCGCCTATTTTAGAGCTTGTCATTTTATGTTCTCTTAGATTTAGTGCCAGAACATTTCCAGCGTTTGCGTGATAAATTCAGTGGGCTATTTGGATTTTTAGCCGCCTTCGGAGATCTCTTCTTTTGACCAGCAGATCGAGCGCAATATGCGTCACCCTTTTTTGTGCCAGCCCTTACTCTTGGCTTACCATCTTTTGCAAGCCCAGCTTGTCCGTAGCTAACTTTTCTGCCGTTAACCATTTTAGCCTTTGCCTTACCTTTGCGTGGTGTAGCCATAAATCACTCCTATAAATAAATAAGGGGGGTTTCCCCCCCTTACTATAGTTGTTTTATGAAGTTGTGCAATCAGCTACCATGCCGTTTGCCGCTTCTGAAGTACATACCAATGTGAGTTCAGTGGTTAATTGTCTTTTCGAATTATCCCCTGTTTTTGCTAATTCTACGTTTTTCATTGGACGTAGAGTAGCCACTTGCCATGTATCGTTCTGCATTAAGAACACATCGCGTGATCTGTTCTCTCTCGTTGGCCTTAGCGATATCTCGCCCCAAGGTGTCAGATATATGGAAATTGAGTTGATAACACGCTCATCAGCACCTACCACGTTTGCACGTTGGTTGTTGTTACCAGCAAATCCAAGACATTTTGTCATATTAAATGCTGACAAATATGCAGTCTTTGAACCTGTTCCGCCATTTTCCCAAACGCTCTGCATCACTGTGTCAAACTTAGCTTGAGTGAATACTGTTTGAGTACCATCAGTACGAGCATTTGAACCTGTACCATTAGCATCAGCGCCGCCAGAACCTTTGACAGTGTTTGATGTTAACCATGTTGGCGCACCAGCAAGCTCACGAGCCGCAGTTGAAGAACCAGCCACTTTAGCATTGTTATCGAAAAGAGCCTTTTCAATATCCAATTTCATGCTTTTCCCAGCCTTGAGGATTTGATAGCTCATTTCCTTGTCCTTGGCTACTTTTGATAAGCCTTCGTCAGTGTCGGAAATAACAATTGCATCCTTAAAGATCTGCGTTCTGTTGTTCAAACGAGTAACACCAGTAATGGCAGTTGCTACACTGTCGTCACCTTCGATATGCGCATTTGAAGCACTTGATCTTAGTGTGTCTGTTGACCACTCATGCAAAGTTGATTTTGCAGTTGTTTTTTTACACGCAGATAAAAATGGGGTTTCGTCTGGTGAAATGTTATAAATGATATCTTGGATATCCTCACGTATGCTATTCGCATTATCGATTGAATCGAACGTATTGCTTGGCTGTGCCATTTTATTGTGTCCTTTCAGAGACTTAGAAGACTAACTTAATGTTAATCATTGTTTAACATCAGGCTCAATGCATCATCGATTGAACCTGTTTTCATTAAGCGCTGTTGCGCCTTTTGTCGCTCCGCTTGAACGCCAGTTGATTTTCGCTTCTTTACGCCAGCTTTAACGACAGGGCGAGCTTTCTCGCCTTTTGCCTGCGTAGCCTTGCGCTTAGATTTCAGCTCCCGATATTTCCTCGCGTCGTTCAATGCCTCGATGTATCTCGCGTCAGTTACCATAGACATTTCGTCTTCAGTAAATCCGTAAGCTACACCAGTTTGAACCAGCGATTGCTTTAATGCTTCACCCTTAACAGGATCTGCAATCTCTGGGATACGTTTTCTAAGCACCTCGGCCTGCTCTTGCAGATACGACTGATGCGCCTGCGCCTGAGCTTGCTGTTGTTGCTGTTGTAAAGTTTGAACCTGATACATTGACTGATCGTATGCAGTCTTCGCCTCGTCGTACTTCATTTTTTGTTCCATGTATCCGATTGGATCACTTTCAAAAAGTTCAGAGCTAGGGGGCGTAGGTGCTACCAACGATCCATTTTGTATCTGATTTGCTAGACCAAGAGCTTGCGCTTCTCGCTTCGCTATTTCGGCTTCTTTCTGCTCAAACTGCTTTCGCACTTGTGCTATTTCTTGAAACCTTTTGTTAATCGCCTTCTGCCCTGCGGCGTCACGTTGTAACTCAGCCTCTGTCCAATACTGCTTCTCTCCGTCTACTGTGACTTCGATCATTCTTTCTTGGTTTGGCTCAGTGTCATCTGCCTCTGGTTCTTCGTAGTCGATTTCGCTATCATCCTCGCTGGATAGCTCTTCAGCGTCATCTGAACCCTCGTCTACAGCTTCCATTTCTTCAGCTTCGCCGTCGCTAACTGCTTCCACTTGTTCTGGAGCTTCGTCCAAATTTTGTTCCTGATCTTTTTCCGCGTCAGGTGTTACGATCATGCTGTCTACAGCTTCTTCTAGTGTAGTCGATGACATCGGTGCTACTTCCTTTGTTTATCAAGAATTACCTCTGCCGATATTGCGGCGTCGAGTGTAATTTCGATTTCGTTTAAAGCCCTCACAATTGAATGAGCTTCCTCACGCACATCAACGTCTGATGCACTACTTTCTGCAAAGATCTTCATTTGATCTTCACGAACATTTTTTACAAATTTTTGAAAAGCCGTATCGTTTTTTAAACGTCTAGCCTCTTCAGCTTCTATTCTTACAACTTGCGCCATTATGACATATTTCCTTGTGCAATGTTGCCAATCATGCGGTTTTTATCTTGCTCCGCCTTAACTCTAGCAACGTCTACTTTAGTGCCATATTCGCCGTAAATCTTGGCGGCGTCTACAAGTAAATCTTGCGCCATTTGATCGCGCTTCAAGTCATCAGCCTGAGCATTCTTAGCCATATCCATTTGCAACTTGGCGGCGTCTGCCTGCATCTTAGCTTGCACTTTCATTTGCTCTGCCTGCAAGAATGCGGCGTTTGGATCTTGTGCTTGACCCTGAGCCTCTTGTGCCGCCTGCTGTTGCTGTAACATTTGCATTTCAATTTCCTCAGTAATAGGCGCAAAGTACCTGTCAGCATTGCGTATTCCTGCAACTGCCAACTGATCAGCTAACGTGTTTCTGATATTGGTGAGGCTCACTAGGCCATTTTGTGCGCCATATGTTTGATAGACAAGTTGTTGCATTTGTAGGGCTTGGTTAAGCGCCATTGCTTTTTCCTCTTCCCTGCCAGTGCCTAATCCGACATTAATCATCACGTCCATTGAGCCATCCCAGATACGTGGGTCTACAGGCACAAACGAGCCGTTCATTCGCATCATTTGCTCTTCGTCAATATTCTTGTGTGTTAGGCGCAACATAAGGCCAAACAGGTCTTTCATACCATCTGCAAGGTTTCTCACCATTACTTCAGTTTGGCCAGCTCCAGCCTGTATTGTGGCCTGTACAGCCGCTTTAGTTGTAGACTGCATTGCATCTGGATCTAACCCCATAGAGGCTCTGGATACGCCTGTTTTCGTCTCTACGAGGCCATCCAGATAGGTTAATGCGTTTAATGTCTGCCCAGCGTGAAATGGTACTGATAAATCCTGTACTTGACCCATTTGTTGCATACGCACAATTGAGCCAATTTCATTGTTTAGTAAGTCATCAATATTAACGCCAGACGTCACTGCCATGCGTGGGTTGTTTGTCATCGCCACGTTATCTAAGATGCCACGTAAAACTGATGTCGCCGCATCCTGATCATCCATCACTATCTCAGCTAGAGATCTGCCGTAGAAAGTGTGTGGCTCTGGATCTATCTCAAATTTAGCAAATGGGCATTCGTCGCATGGCTCTAAATCAAGTAATTTATACTTTGTGCCGCCACAAGTTATTTTATGTAAAATTGGTACGCCAGTTCCATCCGCATCAATACGCATATAAGCCTGCGTAATAGTTACGTTTTGCATAGCTGGATCTGCTGGATCTTCGTCGCTGAAGTCAGTGTCATACCCACGTCTGGCAAATTCCTCGCTAGATGACGTGTCGCCGCCACCATCGAAACTGTCTAATCCAAAGATTTCATCTGGGTCAAAGCCCATCGCAATTGCGTCGCCAGCTCTCATTTCTGTTCTGTGAGCCACCACATACGCATCCTTTAGTGTACGTGCGTCACGACTAATAAAAAATTCCTCTGGTGGCACACTTTCAATGCACAACTCGCCTTTTTCTTTTTGGCGGCTAATCTTTGCGCTGTGAATAGGCATCTGCATCTCCATGCCCATTTCATCAATCTCAATCGCCATTTCCACGCTATGTTCCAGCACTGTCACGTCATCTGCATCGATTAGGTATGTGTACTCATCGTCAGATAAATCTGTATATGTGAATATTTCAGCTTCTGGATATGTCATCCAATATGCCTTCACGATACCTTGCTTCTTAACAAGTGCGTCTTGGAACGCATCGTTAATTACGCGATAACCATTTAATCTGGTAAATTCGTGGTGCATAAATTCTGTCGCTTGGTCTGCCATAGCCACATCTTCAGCGCCGCGTGGTATGTACTCCACTGGCTTTGCAGTGCTTAGAAATATACGCATCAAACTTGGCTTAACAGCTCTTACAGTGTCACGCACTTTTGTTGCCACAACACTACTGCGACCATCTTCGTGACCTAAGTGAACCTCGCCATCGTAGTATTCTTGCGCCTTAATTCTATCTTCAGCAATTTCGCCCTCGACAAAAGAAACTGCATCCTCAATGGCATCCGAAACTATACCCTCGATTTCAATTATAGATTTTGGTTTTAGTTCCATGTTTTTTCCTTAATATGCTTTATCTCTTGCGAATTGCACTTGCTCATCTGTCGCCGCAATTGTGCCTCTAGTTGCCCCAGATGTTAATGAGTTTGCCGCCGCTTCTAAAGCTCTAAATGCAGATGGGTTTGCAGTCTTAACTTGGTCAGCTAATCCATTAGCTACAATTGCTTGAAAAAGCTCAACTCTTTGTTTGAGAGACTGCTCCCTCACATGCCTTAATCCTGCCAAACCAGCAGTGGATGCTAAACTTATTGAAGTTGCCATCATTGGATCAAGACCAGCAAGCATTCCGCCTACAAATGGCAATCCAGCGCCACTTATTGCAGATATGGGATTACTGCCGCCAGACGACGACAGACCCATTTTACTTAAATTTCCAATTAAATTGCCAAGTGGTGTGCCTTGCTGTATTTGAGCTAATAAATTTTGCTCTTCCTTACTAAACTGCGCCCTTTTTTTCTTGCTGTTTAGTATGCTTTTAACTTGGTTTTTTAAGCCACTCTCTAGGCCACCCCTGTAATTTGGCGCGGTATTTAGTATCTCTTCAATAACACCAGCTTTAGACATTTTAGCCCAAAGGCCACGCGCCTTTTGGATAGTGTCTACAACATTGTCTGCCGAGCCAGAAACAAGTTGATCTGGGCTTAACTCTGCCATGTACTCATCTATTGCGTCTAGTATAAATCCGCCTGCACGTTGTTCTGATGGATTTCCAAATTCAGCCATTGGTGTTTTTGCAGTTCTTCTTAGCTCTTCTAAATCTTCTATGCCAAATGATTTATTAATATCTTTACTAAAGTCTTTAATGGCACTTCTAATATCATCAATCACGCCAGCGCTTTTAGGTGTTAACCCTCTGTTAAAATTATCACCGCTTCGCCTACCAGCAGTTAATGCATTATCAATTATTACTTGCAGTGATGCTGGGTCTATTTTTAAACCACTTTTCATAGCTTGGTCATAAAATGCGCTTGCTTCGTCTTTGAGTTGCTGTACTGACTTTGCACCTTCAGCCGCCGCTTTCTGCGCTTTTTTACTTAAAAAGTCTTTTAAAAGATCTTGCACAGTTCTGCCTGCAACTTGGAATGTGCCACCAAGTATTGCGCCAAAAGCCGCGCCTGTTGGCACTGCCATCAAGCGATCCATTGCGTCGCCCTCAGCAGAACCAGCCGCATATAAACCACCAGTTCCAGCGCCATACTTAACTGCTTGCTTTACATTTTTTGCAACTCCAAGTGGAAGAGCCATGCCTCCAGCAAACTCAGCGCCATACGCTTTTATTGGATCTGTTTCTCTAAACTCTTCAATTCTATCCTGCTCTCGATTAAGCTCTTGATTGTATATTTCTTTATATGGCCTGTCATCTCCACTTATTAATTTTCTAAGTCCAGCAGTTCCGCCTGCAACAATTTCATCGCCAAATGGAAACATTTGAAACGCCGCACGAGCTGTACCCATTACATCTCCGCCGACACTTGGCTTATTAGCGTTGTTAAACCCAACAGTTTGACCCTGCTTGCCAGCTTCGACAAGAAAATCTGTTACCTGATCTTTTTCTAAATCTAACTGTTTAGCAAAACCAACTAATGGTTTGTCGCTGTAAAACTTTTTATAAACGCCAAACAATAATTGGGCGTCAGTTTTATCTTGGTACTGTGGGTACTTTTGGCGCAGTTTTTCAATAGCTGACATTATTGCTTACCTTATTAATTAAGACCCAATGGGTCACTATCTTCTTTAGGCGTACTTGTACCTGTAACACCTAATTTTTCGTAATATTCTTGCTCTGACCCACCTGTAATAAAATGCATCAATGTCTCTTCAACAGCTTTTTGTACTTTTGTTTGCTCCTCAATCGCCTCATTTAGCCATATTCTTAGTTCATCTGGCGATAAAGTATCTGATGGCATTGCCGTACTTTTAGCTAAATCCAACTCACCCTTACTTAACGCGCCAAATGTAACAGACCCTATCACATTTAAGGCAAGTTCATTTCTAATTTGATTGATAGTCGCAGACGCCTTAGTTACATCTGGCAAGAAACTAACAAGCACACCAGTTTTACCACCTTTGTTCAATTGGTCTAACACTCTTCTATATTTACTGATATTACTGCTTACGATATTGTTAGTTTTCGTGGCTTGGTCTACCATATCAGCCCTAGCAATACCTCTTTTTTCTGCAAACTTTTTATCGCCAGCAAGTCTCACCTCAACTTCGCCTGCACCTAATGCTTTAGCTTCAGCAATTGCCTTTTGATTTTCAAAGTTATTTTCAGTTGCAGTTCTAACAAACTTAATCGCCTCTTGGCCTGATAAAGTTCTATTATCTGCCGTTCTAACTTCTACCCTGCCATCTTTATATTTAATCATTACGCCAGATAGATCTGGTAAATCTGTTACAGACTGCACATTAATATTTCCAGTTAATCCAGCCTTATAAAGCTCTAGCTGTTTTTTTCTTTCAAATTCTTTATCTTGGCCTCTCTCTTGCAACATTAATTTAGTTGCGTCGGTCATTGATAAAGCCCCAGATTGAACGGCGTCGGCTAAGTCATCTCTATTGATAGATCTTAAATACTCTACTGTTTTGTTTTTATTTCCAGACTGCAACCTTTGTGCGCCGCGTTCCCTAATAGCCTCGCCAGCTCTAAGCTCTGGCAAAATTAGTGGGTCTAATGCTTGTGCAAAATTTTCCAAGCCAGATAATCCTGTTGTGCTGGATCTCTGGTTAAACTTATCAAATAACCCAGCTAGGCCAGTTCTTGGTTGTGGTTGACCCTGCATCTGAGTTTGCCCACCGCCAGTTACCAGAGGATTAGCTTGCTTTTGAATTACCTGTTGTTGTTGCACTGGATAATTTCTTTGCAAATTTGTTTCTTCTAGTGGGTTTCTACTTGGAAATCCTATCATTATCTCATACCCCCCATTACATTAGCTCCGAGCTGTAAGTAGTTGAAAAGGCCAGGTTTCATGCTGTCTGTGGTTGTCTGTTGAGCTGGTGTCGCACCCAATGCCGCCAGTGGTGCAGACAGAGCCGCAAGTGGAGAACCAGTGTATCCTGCATATTGAGCCTTAGCCGCATCGATAAGCGCCTGTTGCATTCCCTGTTGTAGAATACCTTGTTGCGCCTGTTGATTTTGAATTGCTTGACCAGTACCAAATGCCTGTTGACCTAATGCACCCATTTGATTAGCCGCCTGCAATCTCGCTTGGTTAGCATTAGCTAATGCATTCTGGTTTGCCACTTGAGCCGCCATTGCTTGAGTTGCCCCAAACTGGTTTGCTTGATTTAGTGCCGCCATGTTTGATAAAGCCATCTGGTTAGATGCACCTGAGCCAAATTGAGCCGCTTGATTTTGTGCCGCCATATTTGCCGCCGCCGCTTGATTTGCGGCTGTTGCTCCAAATTGACCAGCCTGATTTAGTGCCGCCTGATTTGCTAAGTTTGACTGTTGACCAAATCCAGCAGTAGTTGTGCCAGCCGCTAAATTTGCCTGTTGGTTGGCTAATGCCGCTTGCTGGGCTGTTCCTATGTCCTGCATAGCCATCTGCTGTGCTTGAGTGTATCCAGCTTGTCTGAGGCCAGATGCAGTTCTAGCCGCCTGATCAGCAAACGCACGATTTGTTTCAGCCTCGGCAATCCCCTGACGAGATCCGCCAAATGCATTCGCAGATGTTGCCTGAGCGCCCAATTGGTTTTGAGCCATTAATCTTGATCGCTCAATGTCACGTAATGACTGATCCACAACTTGGCTCTCAAATGGGTTTGTGTATGCGCCTAGATTTGTATTTGCCAATTGACCAGCCTGCACGTTTTGAGCCGTGACTGTCGGAGATTGTCCGATAGTGGACGCCCCATAATTTGCACTAGTCATTGCGCTTGGATTGTATCCAGTGGCCTGAGCATTCGCCGCATTATATGCAGTTGGCCTTATAGCTGTTGGCGCAAAATTCATTGCCTGTTGCGTGCCTTGCATCGCCTGTTGCAATCCGCCAGCCGCCGCTTGATTTACGTTAAAACCGCCTTGCGGTCTGATCTGTCCACCACCAGCCATATTATATATCCTTCTTTACTAAGCCAATTGCAAAGAATTGCGCCGTCCTAGCCGCAAAGTGTATTGCGCCTTTTACTGTGCGTTTCTTGCCATTAGCAAATGCAATGTAATCTTTAAACTCGCCATAATGCTCACGAGCCTTGCCTTGCTCAATTTTCTTTTGGCCTAAATATCTGTAGCCACGTCTGATAGCTTCACCCCACCACTTGCCATGCAGTACATTTACACACCAAACAATTGCTTCGCGCTTATCTTTGGTAGAAAAGCCGCCAGAATTTACAGCGTGAGTTGCAATTACGCATGACCCACGATCTGGATCGCTTGATTTGTCGTTTTGTGATTTTGCGCTTTCGTTTTGTATTCTCATGTCAGCAGGAGCGTTAGCGCTTAATGTGGGTAAACCAGTACTTTTGGAAGTCCAATTTCCTGTCGTGCTATTCCAGTATTGATCTCCAGCCCCATCTTTGACTGATTGTGGAATTGCTGTTCTTTCATTGCCAAATCTATCGTAGTTCATATTGCGACCTAAGCCACCCTCGTTAAAGTCGCCATATCCCTCTCCCAACTTGCGTCCACCCGAAACTCCAGATGCAAAAACTTGGTCACTTATAACGTCCTGAGTATCATACGGCTCATACTTACCAGTGCCAAATACTTTGCTAATAAAACTGTCGTCTTGTCCAGGATTTTTCTGTATGTAAGCAATCTCTTCGGGTGTTTTAGCACTCCCAGCAACCATAGAATTAACAAATCCGCTAAATGGCACAAATGACGGCAACCTTCTGCCATAGGAAAGTGCCTTATCCTCATATTCAGCCGCAGTTGGAGCTACAAAGCCTTGCCCACCAATACCATCTTCATTATCATTTCTACCTATTCCAGCTAAATCTCCAGAAACTGGCGTAGGGTTTGAAGGCGTGCTAAGAATTGGATCTACATATCCAGAATTTATCCCATAATCGCCAGCGCTAGGCATTCCAGATGTGTTCATCGTTGTGTTAGATACTGCTGGCTGTGTGTAATATGAGCTGTTAGCTCCATAATCTGTAGTGTTAACTGCTGGCTGGGCATTCATATTTAAAGGCATTACAGAACCACCAGCACGCCCTTGAAATTCTGCGTATGGATTAAAGCCAGCATTAGGGTTTACAAAAAAGCTATCAATTAAATTAGCTTGAGCTGGTCTTAAATATCTCAATGTGTCGACGCTGTCTTGGAACATTGGGGCTGATGAGTAACCTGTTACACCATCTGCATAAACTGTAGGCGCACCCATGTTGCCCATAATATCTGTCGGGCTTGTCGGTGTAGCCATACCAAATGCATTTGCAGTATCAGCCGTATTTTGAAACGCCGCCTGTTGCATTGGATTGAAAGCCGCAACGTCTGCGCCGTAATATGGTGTAAATCCAATACGAGATATATCATCAGCTTTTGTTAAATTGCGACGTGCCGCATTTTCAATATAATCTGGTACTGTTATTTCTGAAGTGGTTGAGCCACCTTTTCCGCCTGACATTATGTTAACTCCTTAATGTATGAGGAATGTAGTTGATCCCAACCATGTTCCGATAGTGGTTTTTTCCATCCTGCACGACCTGTCATCGTCAATGCGCTACAGCCTTGAGCCTTTGCCCAATTAATTACGTCAGTGTGCATATCCATTATTTGATCCAACTCGCCGCCGCCAAGAAATATATTTAAATGCTTCTTTAATGGATATACCACAATTTCAGACACTATGCACCCCCTTGGTGTAGGCCAAAGTTGCATTGTGCCTGCCTTAATGCCTTCTACTACATGAATAAAATCGTGAGTACCGCCAGAATACTCCAATGCGGCCTCAATCCATTCCCTGCAATTTTCAATTATTTCATCCATGTGTCCTCGTTATAGATAGTGTAGAGGCTGGTAAAGCTGGCACTGATCCAGACGCCGCAGTGTAATTTAAGAAGCCATTTATGTTATCCATCATATAATTTACTTCAAGATAATCTCCAGCCGCCAATGTGAATATTTGCGTTCGACTTGTGACCATTGTGGCATTATTTTGGTGCATTGCAGTTGTCATAGCGCTGTTTGCTACGGCAGTGCCATTGACGCTAGGCCAAAAGTAGAAGTGTACTGTGCTTGAACTTGTCGATGATATTTGTGCAGAAAAGGATACAACATATTCGCCAGCTTCCTCAAACACAATTCTGCTTGTCGGTGTGCCTTGCGTAATTCTTGAATTGCCAGATGGCGCGTCATAGGTCAGCTTGTATGCCGTATTTGCCGCAACTGGTGTAACATCTGATGTTTTAATAAAATTAGCGTGGCCACCCTCAACAACAATTTGACGAAATTCTCCGCCTTTTGACACGACAGGATATTTATAAATCCTATTCCACATAAGAGTTGCGTCATCAGATGCGTTTTCTTCGCCGTTCTGCTGAACTAATGCGGATCGAGTTTGTGATAAATGCTGGACAAGCCTGCGACCCCACGTCCGCCAATCGTTGCCGATGACGTCTGGGGCTTTCTGTGGCTGTTCGCTCATCTCGCCCCACCAGCCGTAACATTAAGTCTATTTATTCCGACACGCCAATCAGCTAAATTAGCCGCGTCAATCCTGAGTTTGACTTGCCTGCCTGTAAATCTCAGTGACGTTGGATTTGACATAGAGAATGCTCCATATGATCGCTCTTCGCCGTTAGGGTAAAACCTCGTCTTAAATGTAACTGTCACGTCGCCCTGCGTCTTCTCATCTGGGATCATTTCTGTGACTGACATTACATTCTCGCCAGTGCCTAACGCAATTGATCCACTTTCAGCAAATGGCGTAAGTGAGCCATAATCAAAGCCAATCTCATGCTCATATAATTTGTTGTTTTCTGCGCTTGCCCAGATAGGTTGGCGATATGTACCCATATCAAATCCAGCAGTTCTGCCTAGCTCACCAATATACCACGTATTCTCGACATAGTTATAAACGCAATATCTGTCATTTTCTGTAGATGATCCAGATGGGTAGAACCAGAATATCTCGCCGTATGTGCTGTTTGTCACTGCAAAAGTTTTTGATATTTGTGCGCGGTTTATATCTGAGAATACATAGTCTGATATTTCGCTTTCGATTTGTTGTACTGCGCCGCCTGCGTATGCATAGAATGAGTGATTGCCCATCCAGAATGCGCCCTTATCAACTGACGCTATAGCTTTGTTTGCTATTAATCCGCAACTCGCTCCGACACGCTCAATGCCGTAGACATATGGCGCACCAATGTAATTTGCTACGTGGGCGTCCATGCTTGTGAGTATTAGGGTTTGACCCTGCACACGTATGCCAGCCATAATTCGGCCACTTGTGTTAAGCTCTAAGTCACCAGCTTCATTTGTTGCGGCTGGCGTCCATGTGGAGCTATCTTCTCGGTCACACCACTGCACCTTGCGTTGATTTCCGCCTGCACCTAGTGCAAACAAAAAACGCTCTTCAGTTACAACGATGCTTTCATTGCTTGTGGGTGCATTCGTTAATACTGCGGCTGGTGTGGAATTGTTTATTTGCCACTCATAAATTTTTCCATCATCTTCATTACAGGCGACAAGGTATTCACCCCACGTATCTAATGACCAAGTTGTTGCAGGCTGTATTCTTGCTGTGTCTGGACGAGCTACGCCGTAGGCATACTGCCCAAAGTAACTACCACCATATCCTGTAAATGCCTCGGCGTCTTCACGACCAGCAATTAGTCCAACTGGCGTTATGTCATGGCGCACACCCTGAGATGTCCAAGTATAAAGTTTGTTATATGTGCCACCGGCTATAAACCTATCTTGGTTATTTCCAATCCAAGTAATTAATCCACGAATTTTAGCATTAGCCGCCGTATCTGATCGAGTGCGCCAACCACCCATCGGACGCATTGTGCCATCAACCCATCTAATTAAGTTAGCGTCACGCCATCTCCCAGATGCTTGTAACTCAGTACCATTTCGGTAAATGCCAGCAGGGATATCTAATGGTATTAGTGGCATGTTTACCTCATTGGTCTAAGTTACTGTGACTATAACATATTTTTATGGTTGTTAACAATATACCTTTACGTTGGTTTAGTAGGCCAAGTAATTGTATTTGGAAAGCCTTCTTGTTCTGGGACATCTAACAATGCTTGTCGATAATTAGTCCATTCTGTTTTCTTGGCTTCAGACATACCGTTCCAACGTAAAACATTAGATACGATAGGGTCTACATCCCCATTGAGCTTTAAGTCACGCGCTCTTCTGGCTCGTTCAGGGGCTTCAGCAATATGTTCTTCTTCATTGCGGATAAGCTCTTCCTCTTCTTGTTGTGTTAAAGCTACAACCACCCCATCAACTATTTTATGATTATTCATTTTATTTTCCTTTATGAGTTAGTTACGCCAAAAACGGATATTGTACCCGAAGCGATTGTACCTGAATTGAAATATAATCTAAAAGCATTTATTTGAGGGTGTGCGGTTGCACCATAAGCATTTGTATATGTGCTAACCCTAGATTCTCTAACGTAATAACTGGTACTTTGCCTTGTAGTTACTATCCCTTGAAATGATGGCGAATATGCCGTACCTTGCTCAGGGCTTCTAAGCTGGAGATAGCCGTTTAAGCTACTACCATAAAGGTCAGCCAGTACGTCAGCTGCAATTCTTATGTGGGTAAGGTTTGCGGAATTACCCCCACTCCACCAATAGCCTCCGTTTGAATCAGTAATAGAATGGGTATTCACGGTGCTACCCATATTCCAGCTAGTGCCGCCGTTGTTGCTTGATTGCAGTCTAAATTCTCTACCAGAACTTGAAGGTCTAATAGTATTAAACTCAATATGATAAGAGTCATATTTGGTACTATCAAAACCTGTAAATACATATTGTGAGGTGTTATTCATAGTAGAACGATTTAATAATACATGCATTCCACCACCACTAGCGTCTGCCCATTGAGCAGTGCCAGCAGATGAGTATTTAAGTATTTGGTCTGTAGAGCCACCACTAGGAATATGGTTATTACCATTACCTGTAGGGTGACTAAATGTTGTACCAGATAAATTTAATCCAGAACCAGCACTGTAAGTTGTGTTAGTGTCTGTGTTTACAACTGTTTCTGTAGCTGTAGCTAGGCCAGTGACGTGTCCATATGCATCAAGTGTAACGTCTTGAATGTATGTTCTGCCAGAGTTATTTGATGAGCTTTGAGATGATGTATCATCATGGCTAATACTAATTGTAGCGTTTCCACTTTGGTTAGCTGTAAATGTACCAGAACCACCTAATGCGCCAGTACCTTGTACTGTTAGTGTGCCATTACCAACTGACACAGTTCCAGTACCTACAGATGTAACGTGTCCATATGTGTCAAAGTTAATATCTTGGATAAACGTATTGCCACTATTATCACTATTGCTAACACTACTTGTGTCAGCATGGCTTAGTGTTACATCGCCAGTACCACCACCTGATAATCCAGAGCCAGCAGTAATTGTCTGGTCATTTTTAGCGTTAGCCTCAATGCCATCTAATTTAGTGCCATCCGCCGCAACGTCACGTCCATCTACTGTGCCGCCAACTGTAATATTACCAGTTGCGCTTACTGTGGTAGCCGCAACAGTAGACGCAGAGTTTGCACCAATTGGCGTTCCATCAATTGATCCAGAGTTAATATCAATACCAGTGACAGGCGTCGTACCATCTAACAGATTATCGACGTTATCTAAGTTGGTATTTATTTTTGTACCCCAAGTGTCCTCGGATGCACCAACTTCTGGTTTTACTAAACCATATGTGGTTGTTGTAGTATCTGCCATAATTAACTCCTATGTTTGGCCTTGCGGCCTAATATCGTTCATCAATGTAAGAGAAAGACGCAGTAGGCGCTGATTGCATACTGCCACAAAAATGCTTAAATTGCAACATCATGCGGCTGTCCATATTTCTGTTACTTTTGGCACTGTCTGCCATGTTTCAGTTGCGGCTGGTAAGTCTTCCCATTTTTCAATTGCACTTGCCGTAAATGCAGATGTATTAATTATTGTAGAATTTAATGAAAATACTCTACTGCAAGATGCGGTTACATTACTTGTAGTATTTATATTTGCTGATTTAGAGAAAACTCCAATCCCATTTGCTGTAGCAGTGGATGCAGTGGCAATCTGTGAGTTAAATAATCTAACCCTATCTACTGAACCTGTAGCAGTTGATGAAGTTGAAGCACTTGCACTGCCTTGAAATATTTTTTCTGATGCACAAGTCGCTGAAGATGTAGTGGATATAGCAACGCTATCACTGACGACAAATACGCCAGATGCTGTTGTAGATAGTGTAGATGAAATTGCGGCAGATGTTTGCCTATCTCTTTCACCAGATGTCACTACACCAGACGCTGTTGCCACAATGGAACTAGCAATTCTTACACGCTTACCAGCAGACACAGTAGAGGAAACAGTTGCAACTGCGGTTGATGAGGCTCTAACCCTATCTATTCCAACGCCTGTTACACTGGTTGTAGATATAGTTGCACTTCTTACAAATGTAACATTAGGAACAACTGTAGTTGTACTCGCTTGCGGTATAGCTACAGATGTATTTCTTGTTAAATTATAAGCTGAAGAAATAGCTAAATTATTAGATGATGTTGCAGAGCCAACTGCTGTTTTAGCGCCAGACGCAGAAACACTTGCGGCTGGCGATATTGTTACTGAGGCGTCCTTGACTGATCCATCAAAGCCGAATGTATGTTCGCCATATAGACTGTAGCCGTAGCCACCTCGGTAAACTGTCATTTAATTTACTCTAAAGTAATGTCTAAATCACCAGCAGGGATGCGGAACACATCACCAGTATCAATTGCTTTAGATGCAGATAATGCCGCGTATGCGATTAAGTTGCCGCCAGATGCCGCATCAAATACGCCTACGTGTGAAACTGTTCCATATGATGCAGTTGCTGTGGGATACTCAACAGCGCCAGAATTTGTAGCTGTGTTTCCAGATACTGTGAATGTAACTGACTGACGCGCATATGCTCCGCCTGATACTTCAGTACCACCACCACTATCGTTTGGTGCGGCTGTGTATAATGCAACGTGCCACGCAGTAGGACGTGTCACTGAACCTGTTGTGAATATGTATTGCAATACTCTTGTTTCGAAATCGTTTGAAAAACTCATTTTAATATGCCCTTATTTTTAGACGACGACCAGAGCCGCCATATTTAGTTTGATCGCTGACTGCATTAATTGCGTCAACAGCGCTTTGATACAAAGCCGCCCAAGTCGTAATTCGAGCGTCTTCTTTTAAATATGGGGCTGAGTGTACCAAAGCTCCATACAAATAAGCATCTGGATATTCTTCCAGAAGCCAATTGGTTGTATTACTGTCAGATAATGTTGGAATTTTCTGATAATAATATAATTCTGCATTGTATACGCCATCTGGCGCTGGGTGTACTTGTAGTTCGCCAGCAGTCATTGCGTAGTATCTTGGGTTGCCAGATACGTTGCCAGCTCTTTGTTGCCTGTCTAATAATTCTGCCTGCGATATTAATTCTAGTGGGTTTGTCTCGCCACTCGTAATGTGAAAGCGGATAGGCTCTAACATATCTGCTGGGATCGCGCTGTACTTCGTGTCAATCTCGGCAGTGGATCTGGCTTCCATTTTCCAGTGACGCAATCTGCGATTTAGATCAGTCTCTGCCAAAGTTATGAATGTGCTAGACACAGAAGTAAGATCATCACGATTAAGAAAATCTGTGAGTGTCGTTTTTAATTCTGCGTATGTTGTTATTGGCATTGGTTAGCCCCTAGTTTTATTTCTATATATCATATTTATTAACGAGATAGTAGCCCACCACCAGATAAAATCTTATTTGCAAAATCTAATGCCTGCTCTCTACCTTGAGATTTTTCTATCAATAAAAATGTTTCTACTGTATCTGCAATCTCGTTATCAATTAATTGTACTGCTCTCTTAGGGCTACTTTCTAAAACTTTGTAATTTGGAGATGTCATTAGCAATCCACCACCTGAGCCTTTTTTTCTTAGCTGTGAGGCTGTATCTCTAAAAACTAAATTTGCTGGTATGCCGCGAGATCCATCTAGAAATGTTTCTGCGTTGCCAATCTTATCATATCCAGTGTTATATGTTGTAGAGTTATCTATAGTTGTAGGAAATGCACCTTTTTCTAAATTTGGCGTAAACCCTCTATATCCGACACTTCCCCAATCCATACCTATTTGATTAGCATCAGCAACAGCAAGCCTAGCATCAGATACTGATGGTGCGCCCATGTCTAATAAGCCCTTTTTATCCATACCTTTTAAAAAATGTGATCTTTGGCTACCAGTAGGCAAAGAATTAATGGCATTATAAATTGCATCTGGATCTTCAATATCAATATTCATATCCTCAAATGGACGTGTCGTTATTGATTTAGTAACATTAGATCCATCAGCTTTTTTTAATATATTACCATTTGCGTCTCTAACTGGTATTAATTTTGGGACACCCATATTCTTTATGTGTTCGTTTATTTTACTAGCACTCTCGCCGATAATTGCGCTGTTACCAGATTGCTTTTGTTTCCACATTTGCCCATAAACATCACCTTGATGCTGTGCAAAATCTCCAGAAACTTCACCCATCATAACTGACATCATATATGGGTCTTTTCTTTTTATTGCCTCATTTAATTTACTACTGGTAGCCTCTGTAGCTCCTGCATATCCTTGGTTTGGGACATCCATATACCTAAAGCCTGCCATAGATTTAACAGGCTCAGGTAACCTCAAATCATTAACATGGGTAACAGTTTTTCTATCAGTCTGATCGCCAACAATAGACATTACATTCCTGCCAACTAAATCTGAAAAACTTTTTAACTTTGGCTCTACTGCATCTGCTGATAATAGCCCTGCGCTTGTATGTTGCCTTAATGCTGTTGGCTGTTGTGATTTAATATTTGTATACTTTGCGCCAACTGGTAATGCTTGATTTGGGTTTAAAAAATTAAATGCAGTTGGTGTTTTTTCTAATTCATCTGCAATTTTTGCGCCAGACATTTCATATGGCTTGCCTGTATCTATTTTTGGCTTTAATTTAATATTACTAAAATTAGAACCCATCATACTTGGATCGACCTCAATGCGATCTGCCATATCAAGTAAGCCTTTGCCTACTTTTTTAATAGCAGGGGAAGCCGCGTCACCAATAAGTGGGATTAAACCTAGTAAAGCCGCGCCGCCTAAAACAGCAACATATCCAAGATCAGGCTCTGGCCTTTGTAATTCGTCGTATATTTCTTTAGCCGCCATAGCGTCGCCAATGATAGGCGTGGCTTCAGCTATAAATTTTGCGGCGTCCATTGGGGTAAAGCTCATTGGCTCTACCGCAAGTCGCTGGCCTTCATCTGCGTAGCCTGCGTAGCTTTGTTGATCAAGCAGTCCCATCAAAAATTCCATCTAGCATTTGTTGTAATCTAGGTGACATTTCCTCGCTGGGTGTTCTCGCTTCATTTGTTGCGGCGTATAAATACATTAACTCAGATAAGCCATTTGGGTTTGACATAACTCTCCTGTAACTCTCAGGCTCGTTATTCATCTTGTATTCCAATAGCTCTACAAATCCCTGTTTATTCGCAATATTTGACGACATAATCGTCTGCATAACATCAACTGGTAGTATCAAGCTACGCACAATCTGACCGCCTGTAGCGTCTGCACCGCGAGCCATTGTGCCTTGTGGCATCTGATTAGGGAACGACGTGATTGGATCATTGCCAGCAAAATTGGCTTGGCCTAACGTGCCGTAGCTCGTTTTCTCGCCAATACGATCCATTGCGGATGTGCCATCCATATTGCTTAGTAATCCGCCGCGATATTCAAACTCGTCATTAGGCGTCAGGAAATTAGCAACGCGCTCCGCAAAGCTATTGCGTCTGGATCGCTTGCCCTCATCAAGTTGATTGAGGAAGTTCAGTATGCCTCTATTTACCATAGCCGCCATTCAAGCACATACCTTTGGCCTTACAGTTTGACTTGGTAGGGCATCCCTTGCACGTTTTCATGATAAAACCTCATTGCTATATATTATGCGACCATATCACAATTCATCTATTGACGCCAGTATGTTACGCATTCTTTCTGATAGCTTCCACTCGCCAGCCTTCCACCGCGCCGCGTGTTGTGCATCCTGCAAAGATAATCCGCGCTTCACATATTGCTTAATCCATTTAGCCATCAATAAATTTTTCATCTTAGGTGACAAATTTAAAAATTTTTTTTTCATGCAATTCCCTTTAAATTGCGCCTAATGGATTTATTCCAGTTATTATTGTTGCCAGATAATGCCGTGACTGCGTCGGATGCCATTGTTAGGCATAGTGCATCAGCGAGATCTGGCGATTTAAGGCCACGTTTTCGCATTGCGTCCTTACTCTCAGCCTTCATTTTGCCTGACGATGTAAACGCATATCGTATGCCAGTTAATTCTGCGACGAGCTGGTCATTCCTTGGTATCTTGCAGGATCTATCTTCTAGCCAGCCCTTTGTCTTAAACCACAGCTCACTTCGTAAATTCATGTAAGTCTTGCCCATAGCTGGTGCTTCGCCAACATTAATGCCACGCACTGGCACGCCCAGCTCACGTAATCTATCAACTACACCGCCACCAACGCCAATGCTATCCACAAGTATTTCTGTTGGGCGTTGACTGCTGGGCAATGCCTCATATTCTGCCATAACTCGACCCACAGTTTGCATGAGATCTAATCCCTGCCACGCATCGATATCTGTGACAACATTGCCGTACCTCTTGCACAATGCAGTTTTGTCAGTGCCAAACCTCGCAACGTCCAAGCCCCATATTGGCTTTATGTCGGGCGTCATCTCAATATCTCGTTGCGTTGCGCTGTGGGCTAAGTGAAATGGTATAATCGTGTCATCGTCCGCCATAGGAAATTCGCCGAGAACACGTATGCGAAATGCGTTGCTTTCCTCGCCATATCGCTCGCGCATTTCTTCGACAAACTCATCAGACACAAGTGGGCTATCCACGCACGACCAGCGCCTCGTCCACCAGCTCTTGGACATTCTGGTTTGGCTCTCGTAAAATGTGCCAGAGGATCTCGTCGGGTTTGATAATAACAACGTGGTTGCGCTGTGACCAGACATTGACCCAGCCGCCGCTTCGAAAACTTTCTCAGGTACACCAGATGCCTCATCAACTACCAATAAAACATTCTCGGAGTGTACCCCAGCTAGTGCTTCTGGCGTTTCTGCGCGTGACGTTCTGGCTGATATAAATGCCTCGGAAGCGGCTGACGTTAATTCCACACGATCTGACTTAACAGTGAGTAATTGCTGTAGGTGGGGTGGCAACTCGTTTATCCAGCGTTTTAGCTCGGCAAACAATGCGTCAAACAATTGGCTTGATGTGGGCGCTGTGACAACGACTTTATTCGGGAAACGTAGCAGGAGAAACCAGAGCATAGCCCAAGACGCGGACGTTGACTTGCCTGTACCATGCCCAGATCTGACAGACATTTTACGCTCGCCATCTGATATAGCATTAAGAAACTCGGATTGGTAATCGTATGGCTCTGCGCCCAGCACTTCCTTCACGAATAGCACTGGGTCATCTCTGTAGCGCAGGACAAACTCTGTTAATGGGTTATCACTCATCAGTTACATCCTCATAATCTGCGTCAATCGTCTTGGCTTCGCGCTCCTGATCTTCTTTATGGATAGCCGCCAAGTCAGAATTAACTTTTCTTAGGGCGTCGAGATGCATATCGCCAACTGAGATATTCACGTTTGTCTGTGGCCTAGTGCCGTAACGATCTTGGTTATACGAGCTTGCCATAAATTTGCGCCACTGCACCTTCTCTCGCGTGGCGGCTATCTCACTGCTGGTCGAGCCACCATCCAAATCATCCACCATCGTCAAGCCCTGCTCGACTAGGGCATCTGCGGCGTGGCGTCTGGCTTCGTTCATGGCCTTCTCATATTCTGGCACTTTATTCAGTGACGAGCCAAGGTATTGACGAGAACATCCATATTCTACAGCCATTTTCGTCAAAGTATTACCTGATGCGATTTGCTCAAACAGGTAATCTACGCCGCCTTTCTTCTCAACATCTGTTAGGATCTTCCTTCGTAATGCCTTGCCAGCCATTAATATTCTCCAATTTTTTTTAAATTTTACAATAGGTAAGCGTTATATTGCAAGGGGGTATGGGGGGTCTTCGTGTGCGTGAAAATCTACACAAACAACCCCCCGATTTTTTTATACAGGGGGGGGTCAAAAAATATGCCAGATCTGCTAGTTTCGGATAAATGGAACAACGCATAGCTCATAATAGCCTTATTTTACTGCAAAATCGTCTAACCTATTGATATCATTAGATATACTGCGGATTTAGCCCATAATATCCGATAATGTATATTATGTTAACTTTCAGATTATCAGGATGATTGACAACTGAAATACGATCTGCTACGCGCCCACGCGCCTGCGACGACGCCTGTATATGTTTTGTCACGCTCAAATGCTACCAACATTAGTGCAACTTCCTCGCCTTATCTTCTGCATTCTGATCATGTAATTCAATGAGAGCCTCAGCCAATGATTGTATTACAATGTCTGCGCCTACCACATGCAACCTATCTGTTATGAAGTCACAAAGTATATCCAGTTCATGATCATTCTCATCAGTATTCTTGCAGTGAAGATCTAGCGTTAATTTAATGTTAAACTCAGACACGTCATCTAACCTTCTAAAGTGACCGCGTAGCTCGGAAGAGGAGGAGAAGCTACGCGGTCTAGTTCAGTGGGAAGCATATTGTAAATGCAAAAACAATACGCTTTAGAGGGAGGAGAACCCACTGGCTATAGTATGCCTCATGAGAAGCTCTTATTCAAGCCTATGTGACCTGATTAGACAACTCATAAGCCAGCGCCAGATAACCGCACCCATCAACTGAGCTATCCTGATGCACGCCGTTACGCATCCTTGCAATCTTTAACAGCGCCATCATGTTTGCCACGTCATACGCCGACACATGCCTGCCGAGATATGCCGTCCACATAGTCGCAATGCAATTAAAGTTTTCCTCTGCGCTTCCGTACTGTTTTGCTCTATCGCCTGTTATGAGAATGTTTGCCTTCGACAGAATGTCCGACCTCACCATACTCTGTTGATCCAATGCTTGATCCCCATCGCCCTCGCTCGTCCCTCGCTTGCCACCAGCCTCGCCAATGCTATTCATTTTATCTCTCCTTTGTTTCATTTAATTTAACCCCGATTTTACCTTCTCATAATATTCCTGACTAATAATATAATAATATAATATACCTATAGGTATATATTATTATTATTAGTTGGGTTACGAGCTAATAATTGTTTTTATTAGTTGTTCTGCTAAGTGTTTGATATTGTTATTAATAATAGCTATTATTAGTACATTATTAGTAGTCATTTTAGCTCACTTTCCCAAAATCATCGCAGAACCATATATAGCCCTCATTTTGGACAATATGACCAGCGCTTGTCAGGCCATTTACCGCCTGCTTATATATTTGGTAAGGATTAGCCACGCCAGATATTTTACCTACAAAATGCTTCTTAATATCTTCCTCTTTAATCACCCAGAACGTGCTAGGCTCAGGCCAGCCAACGCCAGCAGGATTAGACATACCCACGCCTTCACCCCTGAGTTGTTGGAAGCACGTCTTAAATAAGACCTGATTTTTACCCTTGATGGCTTTCTTATTAGCCTTCTCAATATCATCACTTGATGCTGGTATAATAACGCAAGTTGTGACAGGATCGCCATCCATATCATTGCCCAGCTCAATTACTTTCAACTTAAAGTGAAACTTCCTGCCGCCTTCCAGATCTCTCTGTTTGGTAGCTAATGCAGTTCGCAGACCTGTCGCCTCGTCATAACTCAGCTCTATCTCAGTTTCCACAGCCGCACGTAATGAGCTGTGACCACGCGCCTTTGCTTCCAGATTTTTGCCTGAGTGATGCACCAGCATGAGATGTGCGCTCGTTGTAGCCCTGATTTTATCTACAGCAGATATCACAGCAGTTGCACTTGCAGGAGAATTTTCATCGCCAGCAGGCATTGACCGAGATAATGTATCCACGACAATCATGGCAATGTCGCCGTGCATCTTTTTTATCTCATCACACAAATCACAAATTTTATTCACGTCAACTTCACCATCCAACAAATTGAGTGGCAATGGCCTCACAGCCAATTTAACGTCTGAATGCTCTGGGTACTGCTGTTTGAGAGCCACAATGCGATTGTGCGTGGTTGTACCGCCTTCCAGAGCCAAGAATAGCACCACGCCGCCCTTAACCTTGTTTCCATGCCAATCTTGGCTCGCAGATACATGCCACGCAATATCCTGCACGAAAAATGATTTACCCACGTTGGACGCTCCATAAACCATCGATAATTGACCTTGACCGAACCAGCCCTTCACTAAGTAGCTCCTATCGAGTTGTGCGACTGCATCATTTGGGAAAAACACCTGATCTAACAGGCTCTTTACTTCCAGAGCCTTTGCAGTAGCCTCTTTGCCACGATTGATCCACATATCGCTGAAATCCCAGCCGTCAACGTCAGGCACAACAGATTGCACATTGTGATCGTTAACGCACTTTTCAATAGCTTTCATGCCAGCCTCGTCGTTGTCTCCTGCCACCACAATGCGTAAATTTGGACGTGCCTCGTAAAGCTCACCTATTACAGCAGTCATATTACCAGCCGACAATGCGAATACTGCTGGCCTACCTGTAGCCATATGCACTGACATTGCTGTTGCCCAGCCCTCGCAAACATAAATTAAATCATCTAATTTTCCGCCAATAACGCTAAAATTTCCGACAACTGGCATACCAGTAGAAAATTTCTTTGATCCTGCTGGATTAATATTCTGGACGCCCACACGTTTGCCCTTGGAATTAATTACAGGGATGACCAGCAAGTTGCCATCTATCTTAGCATTGCCCAGCCCGATCTTTTTCTTAATCAGGTATGGATGCGTCGCCTCTGGCTCTGGCTCAGGCCAGCTTATTGTGTATTCCCTTATCATTGGCTTCTCATTTTCATCAGGCCACAACTTCTGGTTTCTCAGTGCGTCTTTTATGCCAGCATAATCGCCACATTGGCGACAGCTCACCATCACATCGTTGTTATTATCTTCCTTGATCCAGAAGCGATCTTTTCCTTGGCACACTGGACAAGCCCCATGATATTCGCCAACGGCAGTCTTTTTCAATGATAATGCGCTTATAATTTTACTTGAATATTGATCCCAATTTGCATTTGGGTATTTCGTGTTTTGCATTTTATCCCCTATTTATTTACGAGTGATATGAATTTACTCGATTACGTGTTTTAAAAAAGCCTTCATGCTCTGGATTTTCGTCCATGAATTTACGAGCATAATGGCTAATCCATCCATCATCAATTTTATGATCGCCAGTTCCTGACATCATTGTTTCCCAACGCACCCTATGAAATATACATTTTGCTGAATAGTATTCACGCTTCTCAGTTACAATCAATGCAAAGTGTTTAAACTGCTCGTAAATATGTGGGTTTTGCATATCGTATATTTTAAAATTTTCTTTTGACCATTTTCCGTTTTTCATAATATTCTCCTTTTATATGGGCGTTAGACAAAACCTCGACCAGTTCTGCCTAACGCTGTGATTAATTTAAAATGGTATTTCGTCTTCCAGATCATTTGACTGAGCTGGTTGTGCTGGTGGCAATCCAAATGGATCTTGCTCCACGCCATTTATCTGAGCCGCACCGCCTGAGTATCCGCCAGCGACTTCAGTGAATGGGTCTTCACTCTCCTGCTTCTCTGCCAGCTCCAGCACTTGCACTGCACGTAATCTGAGCGACACACCATTTATTGTACCTGTATTGTATGGTACGACTGTCACTGCAATATTTACAGTTGACCCAGATGTCAGCTCAAATCCATCTGGCAATTTCTTGCGTGATGCATCGACCTGACGTGGTGGGTTTGTAGCCTCGCCAGAGTATGCACCCTTGAGCTTCGCCTTACCAATCCAATGACCTTCTTTGTTGTCATCACGTTTGTATGGCAAGCTCAGTGGTTGCTCAGGCCACTTGCGTTTGCTGGTTTCTAACGCCGCCGCATTTTTATATGCTTGCATACAGATCGTGTTCAGCTCCTTACACTGCTCACCTGTAAGGTTAAACGACATTTCATATGCCGCCCCCTCATCTTTTGGGTCACACTTCACTGATTTGTAATCTTCCTGATCAAATCTGTATGTAGAATTTAGTCTTGGGTATAGCGCCTTCACGCCAGAGATTATGTGTTGCATTTTACAACTCCTTTTAGGTTATGCGTAGTACCCCTACGCTGGGATTTTTGTATCTGTTGGCTTCAATGTTTTAAGTAATATTTCTGGTTTCATATCTTGTATTTCATCCAGAGCTTCTAAATAAGTACATCCTGACAACCTTTTAAAAAGCACTTTATAAGTAACAATACCTTGCGATGTTTTTATGTATCTTGCGCCAGTTTCTATTTCTTCAATTAATTTTTCTTTAATTACATTTTTTAATCGTTTCTTCCAGTTCTCTAAATTTACGCCGTTAATACTTGCATTCAGTAAATTCAACCTCGTAAATTCTTTTGACAAACACCTGTAATTGTTTATTTCATCTGAATATAAATCTTCAAAGTAATTTTTACCAAAATTATTCAATACCAATAAATCGATAAATAAATTTGCTTTATCTGTAAGCGTAATTATTCTTTGGCGTTTATCAATTTGGCAAATGTGTGTGTTTAAAAAATTTAGTTTTTTTAAATAATTTATTGATCTATGTATTTTAGCTTGTGATTTACCTAATGACTTTTGCAATAAACTGCTATTTACATCATCTTTATTTATTTTTTTAATAAACAAAAGTATTTCAATAATATCTATTAAAACGTACTGATCTTTAACTTTCAATTCGCTTTTGCATATTTTAATAAAATTTAATGCATTATTTATCTGTATGTGTTTTAACATTTGTATTCTCCCTTAATTATAAGCCGTGATCCTCATCGAGATATGCTGGAAGACTAATCGTATCCAACTCAGGCCATCCAGTGTCATAAGTGTTTGTATCTTGTGCCACTTTTATTTTTCGCAGTGTCTTAAACATTTCTGCCTCTGCATACTTGTTATATTTATCTGACATCTCATAGCAGGCTGTAGCGTATGAGCCTTTTTCAGTAGCAATAAATATAAAGTTTGTAGTTTCAATTCCGCATAGCTTTAAGACATATCGATAGAAACATTCCTGCAAGTCGTACCTGTAATTTCTCACAGCCTTATCAAATCCACGATAGGATGCGTCCAAGCATGACTTTAGATCTATTACTATGCCAGCCTCTTTTAACAGCCCATCGGGTCTGCATTTAAGCTCTAATCCAGTTTCTGGGCATGTCGCTATGAAGCTATATTCAGCCAGCAGATCTTCATTCGTTAATAAGTTTCTCGCCATTTTATTTTGCAGGCAACCATCAACCATTTTCTGACACTGCTCGTATTCACCCTCTGGCAATAGGATCTCATCGTCACCTAGAAAATTTTCCTGATCTTTCCAAGCCTTACTGCCACGACGTTGCAACCCAGAGTTTGTAACCAAGTTTTTCTCTGGCTCTAACAGCATCGCATGAAACGCAGAGCCTAAAATCATAGCAGGCGTGGAGCTAAACTTAGCGTTCTTCCAGTGGTATAATGATGACGTTGCGACTGTCTTCACAGCGCTTGACGAGATTGCAAGCAGTTCGTGATATGCCTTATTTGACAGCTCTTCGCTGGGTATTATTTGCATTTATATTCTCCTAATTTACTTATTTAAAACTTCTGCGCCATACAGCGCAATGAGTGCCGCTTCAGCTCTGCCATCATCTTTCTTTCTGGCAAACTTATCGGCATGATTTGGAAATCTCTGCATCGCCAACTGGCGGCTAGTATCCTTATCAGATGACAGGCCAAAGTGTTTCTTCCATTTCTGAGGCGTGACCAGATGCATTGGCGTTTTGTTAGCCGCCACACATGCAAGCAAAGATCCGTAGCCCATGCCAAATCTGAACGTGGCAACCGACGATTGATTTGGCCTCGATGCGACTTGCTCAATCACAGCCATTCTTAACTTTGCCTCTGGCTCAAAAATATGCAGGAGCGTGTATATATCAACTTCCGTTTTATTTTTTGAGTTAAGCACTGTCGGCATGTCAACGACATCCAGATCTTTAGTGCGCGTGCAGTAATGTGCAATCGCCCCAGAGAAACCACAATCAACGCCAATGACTATCATTCGACAACCTGTATATTTTCTGCGTCAGTTGCCTCTGGCTTGGCAACTTCAACGCCAGCTTTTGACGCCGCCATATAAGATGCCATCCTGACAAACGCATTAAAACTCAGAGCCGATTTGTTGGCGGCTTCAGCCACAGCTTCATACTGCGCCTCGCTAAAATTAATTAATACTCTCTTATCAACCATTTCTTTTCTCCTTGGTTTAATTATCTAAGCACTGCAACCTGAGCCGCAGTGCTTATTAATTATACCTTAGCCCAATAGCCGTAAACCATTTTATGGGAGCAATCCCATATGTCGTGAACAGCTCCATCAATAACAGCCACAAAATGTCTCGCCTGTCTAGCTATTACGACACCATCAGGCATATCCTCAGCTCTAGCCTTAACACCTTTAAACTTTGGTGCTGAATGCCAGACCCACCCATGACGCTTTAAGACTGCACCATACACGTCTTTCATAACGCCGTGACGAACAGATTTAGCTCTGCCATTATCTTTATTGGCTTGAGCTATCTCTTTATAGCAAGCATCGTAATCCAGCTCTAAAGCAATTGCCATTGCGCGTACTGCACAATCACCAGCTATACCTCTTCGGCCTGATGCTACACGTCCGCCGTCATTATAATTAAAGTCAGTCATAACAAATCTCCTCGTTTGTGTTTATACAAGTATAATAGCAGTTATTCAGACGGCGTCAACAACATAATGATATATAAAAGATATATTTTCCGCTTGACCGCATCTGAATACCTGATATATTGAGTGAATAAATACAAACACAAATGGAGAATACAAAATGAAAATCACAGTACAACATGCAAATCGTAACCGCGAAACTGGTAATATTGAAGAATTTACATCAGTTGCAGAAGTGCAAATCCCAGTAGAAATATCCGCATATGAAACAATTAATGATTGTCTTGAATATGCATATCGCTGGACAAATAACATTGAGGGGTCTTGGTCGAATGGTCTTTCTGTAATGAGTATTGCAGATGGTAGTTCAATTATAAATGGTGATTTTAATAAAGATGTTACTGCATTACAGCATAGGGAAGATGGTTTAGGTCTGCGCTCTACAATGGCTTTTGACAGATTTATTGTTGATGGACAAAGGCAAGATGGCGAAATAATTCCTGATCTTAGACGAGTTTTTGAATGTGCATTTGTTGGCTTCAAAGAATTACAAGTTGAGGAGACAGTATAATGAAAAGTAAATTTTTTACATTTGGTAATCACGAAATGTCGCTTGTTTATGCGCCAAAAAAACGATTTAAATTTTTCTTTGTTAAAGACAAAGGCACTTACTTTTTGCACTTCGGCAAAATTGGGGGTTGGTACAGGTATAGGCGGTAAGCCACTAGGGTCAGGCATTATGATATATAAATGATATATAAAGTGCTTGACCCTATCTCATAATCTGTTAGATTACTTAAATAACATAAACACAAATGGAGAATACAAATGTTAAAACGCTACATAATTAAAGTTACTAAAATACTTACTACTGAAGAAAGTGATCGTTCATTTACAGATCATACTTACTTTCGTGCTTCTAGATCTTATCGCGTTGAAACAACGCACGATATAACAACAACTTTTGCAACTTTTGAAGAGGCAAGAGATATAATTAAACAGCTACCAGCGTCTTACAGTCGCTCACCTTATACTACAACATATGTTTATGCTTTAGACACCATTGATTATACACACGCTAATCATGTTGGTTACAGCGATGTAGATCCATATGAAATAGTTCGTGTTGTGTCACCTAAGACCATTGAGCTTCGCCAAGTTCATGCAGAGCTAGATCCAAACTGGAAGCCAGAAATTGTTTCTGGTGGTTATGCTGGTCACTGTACTAATCAACACACCCAAAAATGGAATTACAAATCTAATCCAGATGGTGGTGTTATTCGCGCAAGAATGCGTAAAGATGGTTACTTTCACTCGGCGGCTGGGCGTCACAGCTTAAACACTGAGCCACGTAAATTTTACGATTATAACTTTTAATAAGGATTTAATCATGAACATTACAATGATCAAAGATGGATTGGCTATGGCATTATTTGCCCTAGCCGCCATTCACCTTCCAGAGATTATAGTTTTTCTGGATCACTTAATTAACATTAACTTAGGAGAATAAAATGCAAACATTTAAATTTGAAATCACCATTGATGTTGGTGAAGATATGTGTGGCGACAGTGAAGGCCAGCCCACACTTCACGAAACCAAAGAGTGGTTAAAAAATATGATCTCTTGGCAACATCCACATGATGCCAGAAGGTATTTTAATGACGTCAAAATTGTATCTAAAATAGGATAAGATAATGCAAACATTAATTATTAAATCAATACATGAGCATGGCTTTGGTTTTGCTTTTACCAAAGATGAGCATGACCAAGTGTTTCTGCCTAAAAAACTTTTAGCAGATTTTAAGCATTTGGATTGGTTAGAACCAGCAGATGAGGTGTATGCAAAAATTATACCAAATTATAAAGATAAATTAGATGGTGGGTGCAAGTACGTTTGCACTTACATTACTATTGATAGATTTGATCCAGTTTATATTGCCAGTGTCAGGGAAAAATTAGGTGAAGTTATAGAGACAATTTCCCCAACGAAAACACCATTTGTTCCATCGTTTGAGCCAACAGTTGATAAGGGCGATTTATTAAGTGAATTAAATAATCGATTAAACAAATTAGTAATTGATAATAAAGTTTACACAGATCGTATTGAAACTATATCTGCAATTAATAATTTAGATGAATTAAGCCTTAAAATATTTTTATTTCATAATCTTGAAAGCTCAGATCCATATTTATATAAATTATTATTTAGCACGATTGAGCAAGGTTTTT